TACCTTTTAATTTATGGGTAGCATGCTACCCATAAATTAAAAGGTAAAAAACAATACCCAGTTATTCTAATTCCTGATTTTACGAATGATATTAGTTGATGTAATTTAGGATCTGGAGCTTCTTGCTCTTTATTTGAAGTCCTTGGTTGAACTTGATGAACTAAACGTTCATTTCTGTTCCATAACTCATTGTTTATTTCTTGTTGCATATTTGTGTTTTTAAAGTGGTGCTACGACACTATTAGTATTAAAATAAATATAGTAATTTTATTTTTTATTTCCAACTAATTTAATGAATTTATAAAATGAATAGTCCAAGCTATTAGTCCATTGACTTGTAAAACTACTAAGTTCCATTGTTTTCTAACTGATACTTGAAAAATAACGCAAATAAAACCTATAATAAATAAAAGTGGTTCTAATGTATGTTGTCCAGCCATTAAAAGCCCAGCTCCCATGTAACCAATTCTACTAGATATTCGTTCAATTGGTCTTAGCTTACGTTCCCTAACCATGGATCTTAATATTTTTAATCTCCAATTTTTATTAAATATTGTTTTTTCTCCCATTAAGTTCCGATTTCGTCTTTAAACATAGCTCTAAAGGTTCTTAACATATAAAATACTTTATGTGTTAGTGCAATTACTATAGATAAACCTATACCTCCTAAAAATAATTTAATATCAGTTATAAAATATTTACCAATAGCAGCATACCCTATAGTCAAAATACTATCTAGCCCTATCATTACTGGGACCATTCCTAATATATTCTTTGGAAATAGTTTACAGAGTTCAACTACTATAAAATTAGCTAATATTAATAAAACTGTTAAACCTAATCCTAATAAAAAATCTACCATTATAAACTTAAATAAAAAATTAAAAGTATTAATATACCAATAAAACTTGAAACAGCTACGGATACACCTAAAATAAGGAATAATGACGTAGAAACTAACTTACCAAATTCTTTTTGTTTATCTTTATTCATTATATATTTAAGTTATAACCTCCAAACTTTTTCATATAACTGGTAATTTTTACTCCATTACCGTCTTTTCTTACTTTACCAGTCCTAAACCATTTTTTAACACTTCCTTGCCCTCCTAAATGAGCAGCAGCTAAAATACCTGATTCAGTAACTAAAATACCATGAACTATTTTACCATCGTATTTTTCTATATATTTAATCAGTTTTTTCTTATTATATACAAGAAGCCTTCTCATAGCTTCTTCCTGTATTCTAGGGCTATTTAAAAACTCTGTTTTAGATACTTTTATTTTTATAGTTTTTAATGTAGCTTTACCAAACTGATATCTACCCATATACCCAAATCTATTTACTACATCGTATCTATTTCTAGATTCTTGATGACCTATAGCTTCTAAAAAATCATAATGCCCGTTACTTTCTAATTTAATCTTTATAGGAGCAGTTGTAATTTTAATAGTTTTAATAGGATTAGTTTTAATAGTCGTTACAGGAGTAATATAAGATCTTATAGTCTTATAAGTAAAAGCAGATAAAAACGTAAAAGAAGATCCTAAAAGTAATATAAAAAATAATTTTTTCATATTAATAAATATTAGTTACTACTTGTTAGTCCGTAATCACTTACTTTAGTCAATAGCCATGCTTGTCCTACTCCTCCAGCGGAATCTGGTTTCATTACTATCATTTGAGTACCTTTAAGATAAAACATTAATCTATACTTATCGTTTTCTTTTTGAACATATAAAAATTCTTCTTCTATAATAAACTCTCCATTTGCTACCTCTCTACCTTCAGGTAATTGAGATATTCTAGTAAAAACGTCTCCTTCATCTTTATAATCCATATATAGGATAGTAGTACCGTCCCAACTTGACCAAGTACCGTAGATATTTTCATTTGAAGACGCATATCCTAATTTAAAATTAGATACTGTAGTACTAGCAGAAGTTTGAGCTAATAATGTACCTAACCCCATAAATAAGAATAATATTATAGCTAAAATAGCTAAAAACGTAATTGAATCTTTTTCGACTCTTTCTTTTCTATTCATAACATTTAATTTTAGTTGACCCAGGGGGGACTCGAACCCCCGACCTCTTTGACCTTATAAGTGGTATATGCATCTACCTCATAAAAGTTAATTACTCTTTTATTTTACCCCATAAGTTAAGCCAAAGCGAGCTACCTACTGCTCCACTGGGCGAGTTTATTAAGCTGCATATTCAGCTAAAAGTTTTTCCACATGCGCTTTCGCAACTTCGTAAGCAACAGGTCCGGTCTCGTCCTCATACTGAACCGGATCAGGGCGATTAAGTTTAATAAACGCCTCAATACGCTCCACAGAGGAAGCAGACTTATAATCACTATTGCCACTAGGATAAGGCTTATAACTAGTATTAGTTCTACTATAAACCTCGTCAAATTTAATATTAAGTTGGTTACATAATTCTTCTCCATCTTTTAAGATATCAAATTTATCTCCTTCTAAATAAGGAGTAAAGTAACCTACTTTATCAGCTTCCCAATTTCCTATTCTAAAAGCTGCATCATCTGCATCTCTAAATTCTTGTCTACAATCAGGATAAATAGCATGATCACCAGCATGAATACCTAATGCAATATCTGTATTATTACCATTAGCATTAGCTGCTGATAAAGCAACTGCCTGAGTTAAAGAAGCGAAGATTTTATTACGATTAGGTACTACAGTAGCTTTCATATTATCTTCTTCATAATGACCTTCCGGTACATCTTCTCCTCCTTCTACAAGATTAGAATTTAATAAATTAACTAAACCATCTAACTTAATAACTTGATAGTTAACTTTATGTCCATTCTCACTTAAATAGTCAACTAGTGACTGAGCTTTATTTAATTCAACTCTATGTTTTTGACCGTAATCAAAAGATAAAGCTGTTACGTTATCATACTCTGATAAACATCTGAGTAGTAAAGTAGAGGAGTCCATCCCTCCTGATAAAGACACAACAACATTTTTTGCCATTTTTATATAATTTAAATTTTGCCAGGTATTATAAAGCGTATAGGCAAACGCTATTTTTTATCCTATAGTAGTTAAGTTAGACATTTTTTCTTCTATATCTTTCCATTCTTTAACATACGATTTAATAGTAGTATAATGATTACTTTTACTATTTAACATTTCTCTACTTACAGATTTTAATGCATAATTAAAATTAGCTGGGTAACATATAGTTTTTATATAATGAGTATCATTATCTCCTTTAATTACTCTTTCATAAACTGTATAACCTCCTGATGAAGATTTAGCAATAAAAAAAGGTTCCATAATAGGATCTTCTATTATTGTATCTCCTGCAGGTATTGAATCTGGTCTTCTTAACATAACTTAATAATTTTTAATTTTTATTTCCAATATAATTGTATTAACACTATTAAAAAAGCTAAACTTAAAGTAACGCCTGTTTTAAGTGTTATTCCTTCTCCTAAATGTAAGTAAGTACATATTGCCATAATTAACATACCTGATGAAAATCCTATTAATCTACCAGGCCATAACAAACCGTCAAAACCTAAAACTACAAATTTAGTAGCATTAATTAAAATATAACTAATAGGAATACCCATGCAAGCAATAAGCAATGGTCTTTCTTTAGCCCAGTTGCTCAAAAATTGTGAGTTGGTTTGATACCATATCATAGTTTGAGCTACAAAAAATAATATAAACGCTAATGCTATATTTCTATTCATCTAAAATAAATTTAGTTAAAGTTTTTTCATCTAACATTCCTACTTCACTTTTGATCTTTTCTCCTTTAATTACAACTGTAAAAGGAATATTTGTAACTTTATATTTAGCAGCTAAGCCTGATAAATCTTTTTCAACATTTATGTTATGAGCTTCGACTTTATCTTTTAACTCATCAACTACTTTATCAAAAATTTTAGCATAAAGTTTACAGGGACCACACCAATCAGCATAAAATTTAATTACTTTAATCATCTTCCTCTCTTTTGTTTACTTTTATTAAATTTAGTTCTTTTAGTTCCTCTTTTAGTAATATCTATTCCCCTTATTTTTAACCATTCTACTGTTTGAGTATAAATTTGTTTAGCAGTATTTTTTGACATATTAATAATTTAGTATTATATTATAATATAAGAAAAAAATTACGAAAAAACAACTATTTTATACTATTACCATCGACACTAACTTCGTGCCAAAATACTCTACCTTCTTGAATAGCTTTTTTGATATTCTTTTGTTTACCCATTAAAAATGAATTACCACTTTTAACCTCAACAAAATGTACTGAGCATTTATTTTTACTTCTAGTATCACAGAAAGCTACGTAATCTATAGGCATACCTAAAAAGGTACAATCTTCAGCCGGAACAGGAAAATTATCCATAAAAGGAACGAAATGTTCTATAGTTTTTCCCCACTGAACTGCTCCTGATCTTTTTTTAGCATCTATTTTAATTAAATCTCTCTCTATTTCAAAATCTTCTTTTAGTTTATTAATTTTTCTTTTAAAATAAAGTATTACTCCCACTATAGGAATTAATATTAATAATATGTATTCTAACATAAGTTAATTTTTATCCATCACAGCTTAGACAATCTTCTGAAGTTCTAGACCCTATATCGCCATTAATTACTGAATCGGTTCTTAAGTAGTAAAGGGTTTTTATCCCAAGTTTCCAAGCTGTTTGGTGTACTAAGTTAATAAATTTCGGTGAATCTGTAGGATCGAAAGCTAAATTTAATGACTGTGTTTGATCTATATACTTCTGTCTAACAGACGCTTGCTCTACTAAAGCTAGCTGGTTTATTTCAGCAAAAGTTAAAAATATTTGCTTATCTTCTAAAGGAATTACATCTTCGGGTAAATTAGCTACTGAACCTCTATCTTTCATAATAGCGTCCCATACCTCCTCAGTACTTTGACCTCTTTCTTCTAAATAACTTTCTAATGCAGGATTTTTTCTTATAAACGTTCCTTTTGCAGAATTAAAAGTATATATATTAGCAGGTACTGGTTCTATACCAGCAGAAACTCCTCCTGAAATAGTACTGTTAGATACTGTAGGAGCTATTGCTATTAGGTGACTATTGCGCATACCTGTCCCTCTACACCAAATAGGTTCTCCATATTCATCAGCTAATTTTCTTGATGCTGTTTCAGCTTGAGTTTTAATTTGTGAAAATATTTGATGTGTATATGACGTAGCTGCTACTGATGTAAAAGGTATTCTTTCGTTTTGTAAAAAAGTATGCCAACCTAATACTCCTAACCCTATAGCTCTTCCTTTTTTAGCACTTCTATGTGCTCTAACTAATGAATCTCTACCTGATGTTTTTGCTAAAAATTCTTCTAAAACACCATCTAAAAAGTAAATAGCAGTTTCAATTAAGTCAGTATTTTTCCATTCATGCCATTTAGTTAAATTAACAGATGATAAACAACAAATAAAGGAATGTTCTTCATCTGTAAATAAAGTAATTTCGGAACATATATTAGTCATAGTAACATCTAAATTGTTCTTAACATAAGCAGGGGGATTATCGTTATTGACATTATCCTTATACATTATGTAAGGTTCCCCAGTTTCAACTCTAGATTTTAGTATTTCTACCCATAATCCTATAGCCTCAGGGTCTCTACGTTCTAATTTTTGCATAAAGTTATCATCAACTACTATACATTGGTGTAAGTTTAGACACTGTCTATTAGGGTCTCCTTTGGGTCTTCTAATTTGAAGATATTCTGCAATATCAGGGTGGTTAATATCTAAATTTACTGAGGCAGCTCCTCTTCTAACAGCTCCTTGATTAGTAGCTATAATAGTGGAGTCATAAATTTTAGCCCATGGAACTACTCCCTCTGATTGTCCCATTTCTACTGTTCCTATTTTTTCACCTCTACCTCTTATTCGTGATAAACCTATACCAACACCGCCGCCGAGGGAGGTAAGTCTCATTAGTTCAGCATTGGTTAATCCAATACCTCGAATTGAATCGGGCGTATCAATTCCAAAACATGAGATCGGTAATCCTCGGTCGGTTCCGGTGTTAGAAAGTACAGGTGAGGCTAAGTTAAGCCATCCTTTCCACATATAGCGAAAAAATTTATTTGCTAAATCAGGGCGATCTAATCTTTTTGCTATTGTATCGGCAACTCTACGGTAAGCTTTTTTTGGTGTTTCATCAGGCAGCAAATAACCTTTTGAAATCGTTGCAATTGAAATTTCATTCATCCATTCGGGATAATCCTTACCTACTTCCCAGTTGGAAGTATCTACAGTTATACTCATAACTAATTATTTTAAAATATTGCGTTAGGATCCCATTCCATATGACCTTTTGCGTAATTAGTAACTCTATTAGCGAAAAAATCAGTATGTTGTTTACCTGCTATTACTGCGTCAAACCATTTCATAGTTTTTAACGCTCCTTTATCTATTTCTTCTGAGGGTACTATAGGTTTTAAGCCTAAATCGCTCATTTTAGTATTAACTCTATGTCTAATAAAGTTTTTTAATTCATTTTTAGTTAAGTTTTCTAAATCTCCTAATTCGAATACTTTATCTATAAAATCAAATTCTAATTTAAGTGCTAATAAAGCAGCATCCTCAATTTCTTTAACAAGTTTATCAGTTTTAAATTCAGGATGTTCTTTCATTAAAGTTCTAAATAACCAGCAACCAGCTTCTGAATGTAGAGATTCGTCTCTTACTGACCATTCTACTATTTGTCCTACTCCTTTTAATTTGTTTCTCATTTTAAATGAAAGTAAGACTGCAAAAGAACTAAATAAGTTAACTCCTTCAGTAAATGCAGAAAATATAGCTAATGATTTAGCTCTTTCATGCCAGTTAGGTGTACCGTCATGGTTATCTCTTACATTCATTAACGATTCTATTTTAGCCATTGTAGTTTCGTCTTCTAAAAATTCAGCAAAATCGTCTAAACCTAATTGTTCGTTTAATAATGAATAAGCCTCAGCATGGATAGTTTCACTAGAACCTAATGTAGTCCCCATCATTATAATTTCAGGTTTTCTAAACCATTTAGTTACTAAAGTAGACCAATAGTCATTAACTATAGTTTCAGTTTGAGCAAATCCTTTTAAAATTTGTCCTACTACGTTTTTTTCATGGTCTTTAAGGTTAGATTTCCAATCTGTTACATCTTGTGCCATAGGTACCTCAGTATGTAACCAGTGTGCTTGTTGCTGCTTTAACCAGTAATCGAATGCTTTAGGATATTCGAAAGGTTTATAAACTATGCGTTCTTCTAATAAACTCATTTTATTAATTTAATTTTAGGGTTAAACGAAAAAAAATCTCCAGCAAGTATATAAAATTCTTTTGGAGATGTTTCCATAAATAGCATATATATTCTACTTTTTGTCAAATAACTCTGACATTTTATCTCTGGATAGGTTAAATACAGGACCTTGTGTAGAATTAAACTGTTCGTTTAGATCAGCTTTACCTTCAAATTCTATATGTCCGTTATTAGTATCCATTTTTACGTTATAGGTCATACCGTCTTGACCATATCTATTTTTCATTACATGTACTCTACCGGTACCGAGTACTTTATCTTCTTTTTGTCTTGAAAGTGATAAACAAATATCTGCTACCATCATTTTGTCATAACTACCTGCTGCTTTATCTCCTTCTATAACTGAATCTTTTGCACCCATTCTATTAACTTGTGAAGGTGTTAATATAGGTATTTTTAAATCTTTAGCCAGACCTTTTGTAGCAATAAAAACATCATCAATCTCATCTTTTCTTTCAAATGACTTACCACGTGCAGGTGCTCTAAGGTAATCCACATAATCAATTATTACTAAATCAGGTTTATGTTCCATATCTATACATTTTTGTATATGTGCTTTAACAGTATTGACTGTAGCATTTTTTGGAGCATACTCCTTTACTATCAACTTACCTTTTAAATTATCTACGTATTTTTGAACTTCTTTACGGTGTTTATTAACTTCATCAATAGAGTACCCTGTAAAATAGCAGTCAAATCTTTTACCAACGTAATCTTCTCCAAGTTCCAAAGTATAGTAATTAACCTTATATCCAAGCTTAACGGCGTGAGCAGCTATAGCAACCATAGTCCACGACTTACCGCCACCAGGATTACCAAATACAATAGCCAAGTCCCCGGGTCCAAATCCTCCTTGAATACCATCGTTAAGAATAGGCCAAGGACTAGGAATAGTAGGACGATAATCAACTCTATAACGCGACTCAACATCTTTATTATACTCATGACCTATATTTTTATCCATTCCGGCTTTCATAGCTTTTTCTATTCTATCTCTTATACCATCAAAATCTCCTGCTTTTAATAAATCAGTAGAACTTAGTATAGCTTGTTTCATTTCTTGATTTTTACAAAAAGTAGTAAACTCTTCTTGTACGTATTCTAAATCATCTTGAGTTGCTTGGTAAGAATTTCTTAATTCTTCCTTTAATGCTATTTGAAGAATATCATTATCTATTTTTTGAAGTTCAACTTTTAGAACATCCATAGTAATGGTAGTATGGTACTTATCAAAATACTTAATAGTTTGTTCAACTATCCACTTATGAGCATCAGAGTCAAAATAATCTTCACTTAGTACATCTCTTACATTAAGTAAAAATTTTTTATCTGTTAGCAGTGAGCCCAATACCTTCAGTTGGAAGCTTTTTCCATACTGATTCAATGCTTTTAATGTCATCTATAACTTATTTTTTAAAAACCGTTAAACCTCTAAAGTTCTCTAACCAACCTTCAGTATTTTTAGTTATATCTTCTATTTTATCTTGATCTAAAAGGTGTAAAAATGCCCCTGATTGTAGGTCGGGTATGTCACTCTTTATTATATCTAATATATGATTTTTTTCTTTATCATCCAACACAGAATTATGAAGATTCATTAATTCGAAATTTTTTTCTACTCTATCCCAGTTATGTAAAATCTTAGCGTAAATTTTCTTTGGATTTTTACTAACCTCTAGCTGAGTTTCACAATGGTCCCATACGTTTTGAAGAGAACCTAATGAATCCCAAGTAAAACTTTTCCATTCAGAAAGAATAGTTTTAATTCCTAACCCTTTTACTCCTGGTAAATTATCTGAGTTATCCCCTAATAGTGCTTTAACTATATTATAGTTTTCAGGAAGTACTTTAATTTCATCTAAAGCATTGGTTGCAGTAATAGTTCTTTTTTTAACTGGAGCATATACTTCTATATTTTTATTAATTAATTGAAAAAAGTCTTTATCAGATGATACTATAGTTACTTTTTTATTATTCTTAGATCCTTGCTTAGCAAGGTAAGCTATGATATCATCTGCTTCTAGTTTTTCCATCATAATTTGCTGAACTGGAAGGCATTCTAAATAATCCTGAGTTCTATATAATTGCCCAATTAAAGCTTCTTGCTCTTCAGCTTTACTGTCGTATAACCCCCAATGTGTAATTCTTGTAGTTGCTCTTTGTGCCTTATAGTTAGGATCTATATTTTTACGATTTGTCGAACCACCTTTACCGTCCCAAACTACTACTACTCTAGTAGGATCAAAAATACGAGTTACATACCCCAGTGAACGCATGAAGCCTACCAGGCCGCCTATATGGTGACCTGATGGATTCATAGCTTTGAGTAGTGAAAAACTACGAATTAACATATTCATAGCATCAATCACTAGGATGTGATCGTTCAATTCTCGGGGTGGGGTTTCTTTAAGGTTTTTAAGTATATTTCCGTAATCTCCCATTAATCTAAAATACCAGTTGTAATCTTATCTTCTTCTAAGTCTCCTTCTTCTATTAAATCGAAGTCTATACTACCTACTAGTTTTAACCAATGGTCTTTATGTTCATTTTTATACTTATCTATTGCCCGTTTATCGTCAGGTATAAATCCATGAGAAGTCATTACTACTCTTCCTCTAGATTGTACTCCTCCTATATGATTTTTTTCTACTTGTACATTTGTACGTTTAGCAAATTCAACTTGGAGGCCGTCTTTTATCGCTTTGATTTTAGACGTACCTGGGTTAGTAATATTACCAAAAGTAATTACTAAAGTAGAATCATACCACATGGACATACCACCTTTATTCTGTAATTTAGGCATACCCATTGGAGATTCAGGTTTCATAGTCCAAACTTTATTAATAGCTACTAGAGTATTAGTATAAGGTGAATTCTCTTTCCTAGATAATAAAATCTTTTGATTAAGATTATTTCCAAATTGAGTAGACATAGCACCTGCATTCCATTCATTATTGTTCTTATTAGAACGGACAGATAAATCACAAGGTACTGAGCCTATACTATCCCAGAAAAAACATATATCAAAAGGTAGGTTACCTTTTGCTTGTTCGTCCATTAAGTCTGCCATATAAACTGCTACATCTTCAATTGTATTTAAAGTTCCTCTATCAGCATAAAGAAAATGTCCTTCATAATCAGTTACATTACCGTTACTATCTAAAACTTCTTCTATTTGAAGTCCCATTTCTTTAGCATGATCCCAAGACCACTTCATCTCAGTAATTATGAAAACGGGTAGAATACCCATCTTTTGAGCATTTACTGCTGCTTCAATTAAAGCTGTAGTTTTACCTGTATCTGAATGCCCTCTTAATAAGGTGATATGACCAGTAGGTATACCCGGTAAGGAAGTGATATCTTGAAAAGCTTTTGAAAGGGGTATCCAACCCTGTTCTTTAAACTTAACGGATGCATTAGAAAATCCTTTTTTCTTTTTAAAATTACTTAAATTAAACGACTTTCTAACTGCAGCAGTCGCTCTTTCTTTTACTTCTTTATTTTTTGCCATTTTTATTCATTAAATAAGTCATCAAATTTACTAACTGTATCTTTATTGCCAGCAGTAGCTGTTTCTAAAGTAAAGTCAGTCTTTTTGGGACTAGAGCTTTCTGGCGGTGTTTCAGCTCCTGCTGCTGGTGTAGATTCTTCTACTGCATTAGGATCTAAATATTCTTGAAGTTTTTTCTTTATGAAATCGTAATCGTATTGAGTAAATACTTCAGTAGGATTAGGTTGTTCTTTAATCCAACTATCTACTAAATCGTTATTATCTGATAAAGGGGTCTGTTTTGGTTTAATTCTAACAGTAGTTTCAGGGTAAGGATTACCTTGTCTTTGCTCTACAACCATATCCCATCCGTTTAACACGTCTGTAAAATCTCCTACATCTTCATCTTCTGCTAAAGCAAGTAGTGATTTATATATCGTTATACCAAATCCCCATAATCTTACACCTTTATCTTCTTCTCCTCTTACTACTACAGGAGCGAAAATTCTAGTTTTCGGGCTAATTTTACCAGATAAAGACCAATTATCTTTATCGTTAGTCTTTCTTAACTCTTTTACAAACTCTTCAATAGGGTCCTGTTTACCAAAATTAGATAAAGCAACCATAGGAAATTTTCCAATTCCGTAATGAAACTTTAACTCTTTAAATGGAAAGGTAGGATCATAAGCAGAAGGTACAATACGTACTGTCTGTTTTCCTAATTGAGGTTTCCAAAATATTTCTGAATAATCGGTCTTTTCTCTTTGTTGACCGTTGTTGTTTAGCGCATCTAATTTAGCGCGGATTGCATTAATGTCCATATAACTAATTTTTAAATTATAACTTATTATTAATATAATGATAAAAAATTAAAGCGCCAACTATAACTCAATAATTTTATATAATTTTGTATTAATTCTTTTTAATTCGGGTCCTTTGGTTAATAAAATACAATTTTTAAAATCATTCCAATTTACCCTGTAACTTGTATCTAATTCTCCATTGTTGAGGGATTTTATTAATGTGTTAAGAGCATTAATAGTATAGAGAGTATTAGTTTCTTTTTTTCTATGCACTAAAATGGTATTTTCTATAAAATTAGAAACATTACCAAAATCTACGTTATACGTACACATATACTCATTCTGACTTTTAGAATAAAGTACGAATATTTTATTATATATAATTTTATACCTTTCCTGAATATTATTTAAGACTAAGTCTAATCCTTCTTCAGTAGAAAAAGTACAGAACAGTTTATTACTCATATCTTCGCTTGTAAAAAAAGGTTCGATATCGTAATCGAACTTCGGTACTGTTGTAAATGTTGTCATATATAAATAGTTAATCTGTTCTATAACATAAGATTTGTGCTATATTTAAATTTAACAGGGTATTTCCCATGTTTTTCCATAATTTTTTGTATATTTTCTAAAACTTCAGATTTATCTTCTTTACTAAAGTCAAATAAAAATGCATCGTAAGTGTAAAGAGCTATTAAAGTTTTTTTATCTTTTAAATACTCTAGTACTTCTTTTAATATAATAATATTATTTGAAGTTTCCAACGATTGCATCATATAATTCATTAACTTAGCAGGATGCATATCTTTTAGCTCGTTTGTAAAGTGTTTACCAGACTGTGGATTCCATACGTAACTACCTTCATTAAAACTGCTCCACATAGCGTCTATATACTGCTGTATTTGTTTGAATATTTCAAGATTTTTATGTTCTTCTGGTATTTTACCATATATTGCTTGAAAATTAATTTGTTTTGCTTCTTTATACTGCTCTTCAGTAATATCTGTAGTGTTGAAATAACTTTTAGCTAATTGTTTATGAGCAGATTCTTTAGTTAAAGGGTAGTCTATCTGTTCACAAAGTAACCTAAGGTGGTAACCATCAAAATCGAATTCAACAAAATAATCATTTTGAGGTTTAAAAGTTTTTCTATGTGCTTCAGTATGGGGTATTGCGGCAAAATTAACACTATTGAAATTATTGGTAGGTCTTGAAGTAGGGTTATATAGATTATATGAAGTAAATACTTTATTATCCTTAGTATTAAATAAAGGATTACGAGGTTTAAAAGTATTATTAAAAGGTTCATAATATATTCCTAAACCTGATTGTTCTATTAAAAAGAAAACGTTTGTTGCTAATTTATTATAAAAATCAAACCCATCTGGTATTTCTATATTAGTAATAAAATCCTTTATAGAATCGTATACTAACTCACATTTTTCATAAAGTTTTGCAATAGGTATAAATGTATTTATATTTTTATTTTCGCTAAATTTATTATAATACCAATCTATAGTAGGTATAGAAGATTTATATTCTAATTTATCGAAATATTTCATAGAATATGCCAGAGATATATCTATAGCTTTCTGTATATTAAAGTGGTAAAGCAGATCTTTTTTATTTAACGTATAAATTACTTGTGCTTTATTTAAAATATCATAGACACGTTTTTTATCTACATTAAGACCATCTTCATGTTCAATAGGAATTATAAAACCATGTTTACTGTTTATCATTCTTATATAAACAGCAACTGTTTTAGATAATTTTGGATGATATAAATCGTTAGAAGATATAACGTGTACAAAACACCCTACTCTAATAAAATTTTCTAAAGATACTAACTTAGATTCTTTTTCTACTATATAAAACACTTAAAACCTTTTCTTTAATATAAGAATAAAATTTTAAATATCAAACTAATATCCTCCTCCTCCGCTAGAACTACTACCTCCACCTGTAGACATACCTGAAGTAGAAGGTGTAGAAGTATTATTATTAGAGTAGTTTTGAGTTCTTTGTACTGTAGTAGGAGATGTTTGTTGTTTTAATTTTTGAGTTTCGTTTGATCTTCGTGTTGTTTCTACTCCATATCTAGTATTTGATTTATCTCTAGGTACTAATTTACTATGAGGATTATCAACATGTTTAGCTCCAACCATTGGTCCTTTTATAGGATGCACATGATAAAATCCTACATATTCTCTATTAGTTCCTTCTAATAAAAATTCTCCAGGATTAGCATATAGGTTTTCTGTTACTTTTGGTTCTGAGTATTCTCCTTTATAATCTGGTAATGTATTAAATAATGGATCTCTATATTCGTTTTTACTAACACCTATACCAGTAGAAGGAGATGGTATATCAAAACCAGTTTTTAACGGTTGTATATTATTATCTGTTATTGGTAAAGTATCAACTAGGTATTCAGTAGGACCTTTTATTAATAGTTCTGCTCCTGGTATTTCTTGTGCAAGTTGATTTAATATATTTTGATTTTTTGTCTCCATACCTTCTAAAAAGTATCCGTTAACTATTTGATCTTTAGCAGGACCTTTTACAAACCATGGAGTATAGTATAATTTTTCATAAGATTTTTTAGTTTTTTCAACTTGTTTAGCACTGTTTAAGGTTATTTCTTTAACTTTACCTGTACTAGTATTTTTGTAGAAAACTCTCATCATTATACCGTCTTTTAGAGCTTTACGATTAGGAGGTGTTTTGAAAGAAACTGCTCTAGTTTCAGAAGATGAATACTCTTCTTGACCTTCATCGTTTAAGCCTGGATCTACTTCTTCTTTAAAAGTTTTTACAAATAACTCTTTAGCTTTAGAAAAATCTCCTTTTTCGAAATCTATTCCTAGTTTATCAAATATTTTTCCAGTAGATGTTATTACTATTTCTTTATTAGAATTAATAATTTCTCCAGCTTTATCTCTCAATCCTTCTATACCATCGAGGTCGGATTGCTTTTTAAATTCGTATTGATGTTTTGGTAAATACATAATTATGGTCCTGATACTTTAAAGGTTTTACCGTTGGATGCTGTACCTGACGGTCGATTTAAACTATTTCTAGAAGCTTTCATTAAAGGTTTCAAAAAACTAGGGCATTTTTTTGCTTTTTGACCATACTTCTTTACACTACCGGCTGAAAACATAGAATAAACACTTCCGTAGACTGAATTACCTGCGGCCATATCTAAATGAATAGCTGTTCCGCTCATATAATACTGTCCTAATCCTACACCTGAAACTCCTTTTTCTCTAACCTTTCTTATAAAAGTTTGTGCAATATCGCCACCTTTCCATATTTCTATTTTTTTACCGTTATTATCTAGTATATTACCGTCTACACCCCATCCACCGTCATGTCTAGCTGAACCGGTAGCTGTTTTTCCTTGAACTCCATCTCCGGATAAAATAGCTTTTCTACTAGATGCTCCACCGTTTACTAAAGGTCTATTACCTGCTGAAGTAATTCTAAATGTAGTTCCGGTTTCTTTAGCTGCATATTCTAAAGCGTCCATTAACTTCTGTTGTATAGGATCTCTACGTTTTCCTAATTTACTTTG